AGTATAGTGTAGTGCCAGAAGGAGTATATTTGCCATAAAAACCTATGTCAACTGCGTCTGATGCTGTATTATTGTTTGCTAGTACAATTAATGGGTCTTTAACTGTTAATGTATCTGTTCCTACTGTTGTAGTACTTCCTTCAACTACTAGGTTTCCAATAACTGTTAGATTACTACCTATTTTAGCGTCTCCAAAGACGTGAAGGTTTAATCCTGATTCTGGTGTTACCCCTATTCCTACTTGTGTAGTAGATACAAACATAGGCGAGTTATTACCAAAACCATCAGTTAATTGTTTTGCACCAACTGTTATATTTCCGTTATCAGAAAACTTTACAAGTGACTGATATGTATTTTTTATTTTATTTCCTGAAAGTGTAGCCATCTTTATTTAATTTTTGTAAGAAAGTATCTAACTTAGCCACATTACTTTCTTTAGGTTTATATGTTTTTATTTTTTTACTCTTCATTAAAGTACCCAAGAATTGAAATTAACATCTTTATCAGGGTACATATCTCCATTTGTAGAAGATACATATTCTGGATATAAAGTGCTATTATAATCCATGTAGTCAACAAATCTTCTAGTGTAAAATTCTGCTGTTTCAGTAACTTTAGCCAACATCATTCTCATTTCTTCTAATGAAATAGTTTCTGAGTTTTCACTTCTATGTTTAAATACACCTCCATTGCTAATCTGATACATAGCAAAAGGAAGGTAGGAACTTTGTGTAAACCAAGTAAGCATAGGTTTTACATAATCATCTAGTAATAACTTGTAATCAGAATTATCAGCATCATCTATAGTACCTGCTAATATCAAAGCTTGTAGTTTTTTATAGAGTAATCCTCCTAAATAGTTTTGAATATGTGTATCTTGAGCTACTTCAATAAACTGTATTAGTTTATCAGCATCTACATTTCCATCTATTATAGATTTTCTTTTTAAATCATTTATCGTTATAAAGAGTGCTTTCTGTGCCATAATTATTTAGTTTTTGGATAAGCACCTCTGTTTGGCATATCTACTGGTCTAACTTCGACTTCTTGAGGATTGTTTGGTTCCTTAAATCCGTCTTGTACAGCATCTGAAGCTTCAACTTCGGCATTTGGTGTTACTTTCTTTTTATATACTCTTCTTTCCCAGAAATGATGACAATTTTTACCTCCTTTGAACTTAAACAAGTTGTATTTACTCTTGTTATGTCCTAATTCACTGTTTAGTCCTTTAAAAGACATAAGAGTAATGTCTTCTTTTCTAAATACCAAGTTTTTACTTGTAAGAGATTCCATTTGTTTACAGAATACTCTGCTTTTGTCTGAATTTCTTACAGGACCATAAGAATATCTTATTTTATATCCAGAATTATCTTGACTTGACCTCTTATTAGGTTTAGCATCATCTTCTGATACACTTAATTTAGTTAAATCAAACTCTTCATTCTCATCATTTACTGCTTCACTATGTACAAGTTCCCATTCATCAGAAACAACCTCTCCTAATACCTCTAATTGAGTGTATAGGTCTTCTGCACCTTCATCTGATAAATCTAATTCTTCTTGTGAACTTAATTTTTCTCCTGTTTCTTCTTCTCTCTTAACTTTAGTAGAAATATTTTCTAATTCTGTAAATTCTATTGGTTGTAGAGTTACAAAGTATAAGCTTAAGTATATTTTATTAAATGCAAGTATTTCGTCTAAACCATCTATAATGTTTTGTTGAAACGGTCTGATTACTATGTTATCCATAAGAATAGAAGCAGTCCTAAGTTCTTCTGCATTATTTCCAAACCCTGTATTATCTTTTATACCTAATAATATAGGAGAAACAATACCATGACCAAGCATTATTTTTTCCCTGCTTTCGTCAGCCAAGAACTGATACTGTGCATGAGCATCTGGCAAGTGAATAGGTTGTAAATCTGCTTGAGTTTCTGTAGACTCATTAAAAGTAAGTATGAATTTACCTGCATTTGAAGAGCCACTAAACTTATCATATATTTTATGTTCAATAAGCTCTTGAGTTTCTTCATTAGGTACTCCATTGTTAAAATTTATTAATAAAGAAGGTTGTAATCCATTCTTTATATTATTTATATGATAATTACTTACTTCTTCTTCTAGTTCTGCATATTGTAAACAAGATTGATAATCTACTGGAGAGTAGTAATAAAATCCTGACCTATATGGTTTAAATACATATATTTCTATAACTTCTCTTTTAGAACCATTACCAAAAGAAGGTATTTTTTTAGGTTTGTCACTAGGCTTTATATCACACCACTTAGGATGATAGTAATAAGCTTCAATTTGACCTTTTTTAGCTTTTTCTGCTCTAAGAGTCTCCATAGGAAAGTGTAGCACCTTCACAATGGCTGTTTTCCGCTTGTTATAGACCACTTGAACGGCAGCTTGACCTAACATCTTATAATCGTTTACAACACGTCTTAAATCCCTTTGTTTCAAGAGCATTTTCATTTTAGCATACATCTCAGGTTTTATCTCACTGTCTGTAGCTTCTAATCCTCTACCATAAATCATATCTACAATACCATTTATACATCTAGCGTTTGTAGGACTTCCTAAGTATTTATCTATAAGTTCATCAAAGTAATCATTGTTATCTCCGTATTGAACCCAGTCTTTTCCGTAGACCTCTTTTATTTCTGGTATTTCATAACCAGATAAATTGACTACTCTAATATTTTTATTTTCCATATTATATTACTATGTATTCGTCTTCAGAACCAGCACCATATTCAGTGTACTTGTTCGTGTTTAATGTGTGTATTACTTCATCATTTGTTTGAGAAGTTACATAAGCCTTATCTCTATACCATAAATCACCACCTTTACTAAATTGTAAGTAATAAGCAGTTTCATCTTTTAGTATAGTAGAAGCTAATGATACAGAAACAAAGTTTCCATTGTCAGAAGCTGTAAGGTTTGTTAGTGTTTCGCTTTTGTTAGTTCCGTCTTGTGTTATAGTAAGATTTATACTTGACAAAGACGTTTTGTCTCTAGGGATTATGTTAATCGTCTGAGAATTTGTATTTGGAAGTAATCTTATCATAATAAGATAACTGAAAAGTATTGATTTTGTTTTATATAGAAAAAGGGGCAAAAAGCCCCTTTATATCTACTATGTTTAATAGTGTACTATGTTTAAGAGTTTACAACAGTAAACCCAGTAGTTGTTGGGTCAGCATCTAAGAAATTAGCAGGAAGCTTTTCCATTCCTGTTAACGTTAATGTGTATCCACTTAAATCTCCCATAGCACCACCTGTTACAACAGTTCCTCCTGAAACATCCATTCCATGCTCTAATCCAGACAAGAAATAGTTTCCATTATTATCTTTTATGATAACATGAGGTCTTCCCCAAGAAAGTAATTTTAATTCCTTGTGGTCAGCAACAGTTAGTTTGTGTAAAGAAAGTTCTAGTACTTGCTCAAAAGCAGTTGTTCCATTCTCTCTACTAGATTGAATGTTTTGTGTAAAAGATGAAGTTCCTTTAATATCGTATTCATAAGCACTTGGAGTACCAGCAACAGCTTCTATAGAATCTGTATTTGTTGAATCATAAGTGATATCTCCCATTGTGCCATAATTAACAAAGTAAACTTTATCCAATCCACCAACGCTATCCTTGCAAGGCTCTGAACGATATAGTGTTAAATTACAAGACATATTATTAGTTTTTTAAAAGTTAGTATTAAAAGGGTGAGTGGTTAAACCCACCCTTTATTTAATTATTATTAAGCGTTTACTCTGTATACGATATCTCCTCCGATTCCGTATTGTACTCCACTTGTAAACCTCATGATTACTCTTACATTTTGAGAACCATCTAAGTCACCCATATCGATAACTTTAACTTCGTTGTGGTCAGATAATAATCCAGTTCCAAAGTATAGGTTAGATTTTTCAGCTGCAACAGCAGTGTCATCAGCTAATCCATTAGCAACAAAGATTTTTACACCATCGAAGCTTAATGAACCGTTGTTCCACCATTGAGTTCCTTGAGAGTTTGTACCAGCAGCACCTAATCCAGAAGCACCAAATCCACCTAAGCTTCTTACGTAAGCTCTAGCGATATTTTGTGATACATATAAATACATATCTTCTTGTCCGTATAAAGAAGAAGGAATTGCATCTACGATAGAACCTAATTCAGCGATTACGTTAGCAGAAGTAATTGCAGAACCAGTTACATCTATAACATCAGAATCAGCAGCTAATAAAGTAGAGAATCCGTCAAATTCACCAGCGTTAGCGTTAACACCACTCCAAATATTTTGCTCAGTCTTCTCAGCAACTTTAGCAGCAACATGAGAGATTAAGAAATCACTAAATTGTGGAGGTAATTTATCAAATGCAGAATATCCCATTTGAATAGCTTCCCAGTCAGAACGGAAGTCTTTTTTACATAGTTCAATGTTAACTTGGAATTCTTCTGGTTGAAGGATTCTTTCAGTTAATGTAACTGAACCTGTGTCAGCAAAATCACAAGAAGCATTAGCAATAAGTCCGCTTGTAGCGACTTTCTTGATTACTTCTTTAAATTTTACGTTAGGTTTTACTGAAATCCCACCATTTTCTATAGTAGAACCAGATAATAATGCAGCAGAGATATACTTTCCAGCAAACTCTCCAGCATAAGTACTTGTAATTGAAGTTGTAGTAGCCATTTTTAATTATTTTAGTTTTGGTTTTATTATGATATTTTGTTTAATACTCTATCCATTATTGTTTGAGGTCTTTTTTGACCATACAAATGAACATTGTTTTTTTCTACATTGGACTCAGGAGAATGAGCAATAGGTTCTACTTCTGATTCCTGTGAAGATAATTCCACTTCACTTTTTTCTGATACTTCTTCAGAATTCAATTCTTGTGGAACTTCAGGAGACTTTTCGTCACTCATTGATTCCATTAATTGGTCGTACATTGCTTTTACTTCAGCAATAGCTTTAGAAAGTTCTTCTTTAGTAGCGTATAAATCTTCTTTTTCAATTTCCTCTACAGGAATCTCATCAGAAACTTCATCTTTTACTTCTTCGATAACTTCTTCAGCTAATTGTACATCTTCTTTTACTTCTATCTCTTTGACTTCTTCAGTCTCAGATAGTAAGATTTTCTTAAATTTGTCTACGATGTCGGTAGCTTTCATATATTATTGATTTAAATTAACAGTATAACTTGATAACCTCAAGCCTTTATTTTTGTTGTATTTTTAGTTAGCTGCTGTACAAGCGTCACAGTCATCATACAGTGTAGCTGATTCTATATGGTGTTCTCCACTAGAAGCAACATTAAGTACAGTATAACAATTACTATGACCTGAGTTTTCAAACTCTAAGTAATAAACATTACCTACTATAAGCTGAGTATCGTGTAAATGAATCTCTTTATGCATAGAATGACCACATCTTTGTACTCTATAGTAGTATTCATCTCCAACAGTAACTTCTCCACTTATATTGCCTATACCTTGAGCCTGTAAAGAACCATCACAACATTTCTTTGAGTAAGTTCCATCTTTACACAAACAACCTCTTCTTGATGATTTAGGACTTGTTCTGCTTGGTGTTTTTTTATACTTTCTTCTCATTATTTCTTTTTAACACAATTAGGTCTTCTTTTACCATCTATAATCTGATAACCTTTTTGCTCATAACCATCCCAACAAGGACTTTTAGTAGTAGCTCCTGCTTCTACTGAATGTGATTCACAAGGCATATACCACATCTTTCCTTCATACTCATGCTCGTGTATTAATTCACATCCTAAATCTTTAGCCATTTCTAATGCTTTTTCTTCAGAAGAGTATGCTAATCTATCATCTATAATAGCATAGTCATCATTTATTATTTCAGAGTATAATGCAGTAACTGAATTGTTTACCTTCTTGTCTATTCTTTTAAGTTTAGATATAGCCCAGTTAACACCAGCACTACCCCCCCAAGCATCCCACATAATACCACCACATCCTTCTGTATAAGGAACATCTTTGTTTTGTTGGTGTCTTTTAAAACTAGCCATTCTAGCAATCGTGGACCTTGTTATTTTTTGTTTATTAGCTAACTGTGAAGCTCTTCTCCAGCCTACAGAAGTTCCACAAGAACTACCATTTTCTTCTTTATACTTTAAAGCTCTCTTTGCATTGTTTACTGCACCTTGTGGATAATCATTATAAGATTCTAATTCTACTTCTTGTGAATCTAAGAATGCTTCTTCCATTTCATATAATTTAGATAATGCCTCCATTTCATCAAAGTCTTCTTCTACACTTTCTCTTGGTCTATCATCTAATTTATCAGCAAAGAAACCTTCTATAGAGAATCCTTTTACCTTACCTTCCTTTACAAAGTCATTCCATATTTCATCATTGTTTACCTTTACAGAAACCATCCAAGTTCCTATTGGTAAATCAAAACCATACTTTTTAGACTTATCTTTCTTTTTGTCTTCTATAATCCAAGATTCTACAACAGACAACCCATTGAGTTTAACGTCATGTTCTAAAGTTGAATTGTTTTGCTTTCCTCTTGATAAGAATAATTCAGATGCTTTTCTAACAGTATCTTCACTAAAGAATATATTGTATTCATCTTCTCCATTAGTTCTGTATATTTTTTTATTAGGTACAAGAGCAGCTCCCATAAGGATTCTTTTCTCTTTATCTACTTCAGCAAGTTGTACTTGTTGTTTCTTTAATGCAATGAAATCTTCTTCTATTGCTGGATTCTCGACAACACTTATAGCTTCTATTCCACTAAATTCGTTTTCTTCGTCAATATATAATTCTATTGTTTTCATAATATGGTAACTTTATTATTTAAGTTTTGTTTTATTTATCCTATTGTAGCTGTTGAGTCTATTTTTCTATCTAGTTCTTGAGCAGAACTAACATCAGAACTTAATACATAAGCCTTTATTGGTTCACCAAACCTAGAACCAACTACACCAGCTAATTGACTACCTGCACCTTGACCTACTACGTTGAAGTCTGGAGCTGCTACAGAAACTGAAGCTGCACCTCCCCCACCACCATCAGCACCAACTGGTAACTTAGTAGCCATAATTTCTTTTACTTGTTGCATACCAAATGCACCAACTGCAACCGCTTGTGCAATATTCCAAGGACCATAAGGTTTAGCTCCTAATGCAGCAGTAATAGCTTCTTTTGTATTCATTATAGCCATAGCAACTGCAACTGCTTTACCTACAGCAGAACCTTCTCCTGCTATTCCAATTATAGCTTGACCTACTTGGTTAGCTATAGCAAGTTTTGTTTTTTCTTCTTTCTCTTTGAATTTAGTTTGTTGTCTTTCGTATTCATTAACTTCATTTGTTTTTTCTTCTTCTAAATCAACATAACTCTGCTTGGCTAATTTTCTTGCAGCTATTTCTTCATCTATTTTATCAAGTTTATTTTTATGTTCTTCATCATTTAACAATCTTTCAGATGCTATTCTGTCTAGTTCATTTGTTGCCATTAAAGCATTAAAAGATAATAAAGCTTCTGCTTCTGCATCCATAAAATCAGCTTGAGCTAGTCTAGCTTTTTGTAAATCATTTATCCTTAATAAATTTATTCTAGTGCTTGTTTCTTCAGATTTTTGTATTATAAACCTAGACAAAGAATCTCTTGATTCTGCTATAGATTTATCTGCTTTAACTTGAGCTTTTGCTCTTAGCTTAGGGTCTTCTATCGCATCTACTCTATCCTGTTCTCTGTCAGCATATTCTTCAAACTTAATTCTTGCTAAATCAATTTGATATTGTGATTCAGCTCTTAATTGTTGTTCTTTGCCATGTATAGTTTGTTTTGTTACATTCTGTTCTGATTTTAATATATCATCATCAAACAGTAACTTTTTAGACACAAACCCTTTTCTTTTTTTAGTACTTTTCTCTTCTTCTCCAGTAATACTTTTTATTGCATCTTCATTTAGTTTAATAGCTCCAGTATAAGAATCATATTCTTCTTTAGTTAAAGCAGTAGCATCTCTTTGTTTTTTTAATAATGATATTTGTTCTTCATAAAAAGAAACAGACTTAGGGGCATTAGCGATTCTCCTTGTTTCAAGTTCATTTAAAGATTCTCTAACAGCTAAAAAGTCCTCTTCAATTATGTTTCTATCTTCATTAAGAACATTTAACCTTTCTTGCTGTATTATTATATCAGCTTGTATATCTCTTAAATTTGCTTTACCTTGATAAGACTGGTCTAATATAGGGTCGTCTAAAAGATATTGCTCTTCTCTTTGTAATCTTATTAATTCTTTTTGTATTTTTATTCTTTCACCATCAAGTTCCCTGACTTCATCTTGTAATATTTTGTTTAATAAATCTGCTTCTGTTTTTAATTTAGCAATTTCATAATATTCATTTGCTCTTCTTATAAGCTCTTCTTCATTTGCGTTTCTATCGTTTAATAATAAATTTAAATCTTCGTTCAAAGTAGCCATTTCCATTAACAAATCATTTCTTCTTTCGTCTGAAGTGTTTGAATCATTAATCCTTTTTATGTAAACTTCAAGTTCTCTGTTTTGGCTTTTTAATTTAGTTTCGAAATATTCAACTGCTTTACTAGCTTCCTTTTGCTTCATTGCAAATCTTTCTATAAGAGCAACTATAATTTGAAATATAACAATAATTCCTAGGGGTCCTTTAAAAGCTTTCATTAACGCATCCCAAGCATTTTTAGTACCTCCTGTAGTAGCAATTAATGTAACTAATAATGTAGATAACTGAGATATGTTGTTAGCCATCGCAGTAATACCATAGTTCGAGTCAGATATAGTTCTACCAATTTCAACAACAGCAGCACCTGCTAATCCAGATTTATCAACTAACTTACCTAGTTCTTTGTTTTGTTTTTGTACTTCTTTATTCAAGCTTTTTAATGCAGTCTCTTGCTTAACAAAGCCCTGAGTTAGTCCATCTACTTCAAATTTTCCATTAGACGTATCTACTCTTATAGTAAATGTTTTTATAATATTTTCAGCCATTGTTGTATGTGTTTCGTTTTATACTTTTTTTTATTTCATTCCAAGTCTCTGGAGATTTATATTTTCCTTTTGCTATATCTATATCTTCATCATATATATACCAATCAGAAGAATTTAGTAAGTCTATTATGTTCTTTATCATGATGGTAATTCGTTATCTACTACGTTTAATAATTCTATCTCGCTTAATTCAGTCTTTAAGTTTGTCTTTATTGAGTTTATTATAAACACTCTATTATTGATAATAAATCTATCATTTAATCTCATATTAAGAAAAACCTCTGTCGTTAAGTATGCTTTTACTTTATACATTCTTTTTTTAGGGTCAAATATATCCTCTATATATTCCTTGTAAAACTTCTTAAATAAAGAATTTGTATCACCTCCATAGTCTTTTAGATTCCATTCATCTACCTCATTATCAAAATTAATTGTATGAGATGGAGCAGTAGAAGAAGTTCCGTCTTCATTTGTGTTAGATGGTCTAAAGTAAAAAGATAAATAGTCTTGTCCTCCACTAATCCAATTTATAGCCTTGTCTTCAGTAGGCTGTGATTCTCTTATTCCATAAAATATTAAGGGTTTAGTTAAAGTAGGTTCATAGTTTCCTTGTGTATAATCTTCAAGTATCATGTAATTGTCTCCTGAAGAAAACACATTGTTAGAAACAGACAAAGTATCTGCACTGTCTAAGGCTGTTATTAATGCAGATTTATTATTTGTTAAATTTCTTATTATATCTCCTACTGCTAAATTTTTCTTAGTGAAATCCTCAGAAGTATCTTTTAGTTTATTGGATAAAGTATTGGTTGCAGACCCTTGAACCTTAATAACATAATCACCACTAAATTCACCATCAGCAGAATATCCCCAAAGTATATCTGTTAAGTAAGTATCATTTGCTCCAGTATGATAAGGACTGCTACTAGACTTATTGTCGTCAAATAACCTTTCAAATTTCATATGTTCAAATGGTGTCTCTACAGAATATATTTCAGCTTTATCTATACTAGCTCTAACTCTCTCATCTCCGAACACATCATTAAATTGTTCTTTGTGATTTATAGCCAATAATGTGCTAGGCTCTTGATATTTAAAATCAACCCCACTATAATTAACAGGAGCGTCTACATTAGTATTTGATATATCTACCATATTACTGATATTATAACTACCAGAAGAAGGATTGTTTATTGCATCAGCGTAATAGTTATCTAAAGTATCTACATATATTTTCCCAAAGTCAGAGTCTGCTACGTCATCAATATAATATGCTGTTAGATTAAACATTTTAAATATACCAGTAAGAAAATCTATATTTTTTATTTCTGGCACATTATCTGTAATAATTATTTCTTCAGTAGTTGATATACCATTAGCTTCATAGTTTGCTGTTGTTACTTGCGTTGGTATAGTAAATAAAACCTCTTCAACAGTTAAATCAGCATCAAAAGATATAGATTCAGTAGACTCTAATATAAATCTTAATTGATGACTTCCTGTGTTTAAGAATGCTTCAGATATACTAGTACTTCCCTGCAAATTATCTTCCTCTATTAAAGTAACATCATTTTCTATGTCCACGAGTTTTAAAGTATATCTTCCAGTGTCTGTAGGTGTTATGTCTAATTCAACAGTAAATGAGTTTGTGTTCTTAACAACAGAAAATGTAATTAAATTTCCTGATACATTAAAAGGATTACTTCCTGTTCCTGTATAAGTCCAATCCCCTATAAGTCTTGTTTTTAATATATCATCATCTCCTCCTATTTTTCCTTTGTTTCTGCTTAACCATAAGTATAAGTTAGAAAACGGAGCAGTACCAAAGAAATCTCTAGTGAATGTTATGTTATATCTATCTTCTATTGCCTCTACTATGTTTAAGCATTTAACAGCAGGTTTTACATCTAACCAAGACACTCCTTGATTATCAGAAGGATTGGTAGAATCATGATATAAGTTGCCACTAAACTGAGGTATTCTATTAGTAGAATCATAATAGAATCTTTTAGTATGAGATATTAGAGGATATATTATAGACTGAGAAAACAATCCGTTTCTAACAGCTAGTCTTACGTTAGTTGAATTATAGGGGTGATTATAATTGTTATCTAAATAGACTAACACGTCTAACTTATCATCTCCCATTAGTGTCCCAAGCTCTACTGTATTGCCATAGAATATTACACTATAAGAATATGGCTTGTTGTCTTTAAGGTTAACAGATTCTAATTGTATTTTTCCACTTTTATATGGAGAATAATTTATTTCTAATAAAGCATCTTTTTTTATTCTATTATCAAATCCATTATCAATATCATAGTTGTACCAATGTTGAAATAATTTATTGTTTTCTTTAGATGCTGGAATTGTAAAAGGTTTAGTAAAATCAGTAAATACTTTAGATATATCTCTTACATCCTGTATTTTAGATGTTATAGTAATAGTCTCATCACTAAACATTTCTATTTGCTTATAATTGCCTTCGCTGTCCTTTATGTATAGTATAGGTTGTTTCACTATTGTATATTATTTATTTTATCATAAGCATAGTCAAATGATACTGTATAACTAATTAGTTTGTCATTAACTCCTTTTTTGAATAGTAGTGTATTAGATTTAAGATTTATAGGTAAAGTATTTGTGCCATCATAAACCCATACTTGTTCTGATAATAACATTTGTCTAATTACTTCATTAAAGCTTTCTTCATAGAATCCTGTATTCATTGTAATAGATTCTTTACCATTTGCCATAAATATCTTTTCTTGATGTTTAGATAAAGAGTAAGATGGGCTTCCTCCTGAATTATCAAAGTCAATTATATTATTCTTAAACTTATTAGACTTTATAGAAATATCAGTCATTGATTTTTTGAAGAACCATAAGTTTTGTAATGCTCCATACTTATTATAGAATATTGCACTAAGAGGAGTGAACTTAGGTTCACATACTTTTCTAAGTGTTATTACAATATCTGAGTAAGAGCCATTAGTACTAGATATAGTTACAGTATCTCCATCATTTAAATCTTCAGTGTCTGTTATAATTAAGTATTGTATCTTTTGATTTGTGTTACCATTATCGGTGATTACTACAGGAGTTTGTCCTGACCCCCAAGTGACATCGTATGTATCCCAGAAGTCATCTGCATTATCCCAATTTACATTAGCACCTGCTGTACTTGTTAAAGTAGCTGTGATTGTTTGAGCTTCTGCATATATAGGAATCTTAATATCATATCCTCCATAATAATAAATATCAGTATTATGTTGAAGGACCATAGGAGTAGTATATTCAACACTTCTAGGATTAATAGCATCTTCAAAATAACCATAGCCATCTATTGCTAAGAATGGATAAATAGTTGTGTCTTGCGAATTGACTTGTACTATAGCATCATTCTCATCGTATATCGTTACATCTGCATCTACCCATAAAGTATCTGTAGCATAATCATTATACTCAGTTATCATGTAGTCTCTTATAAGTTCACTTAATTCAAAAGTGACATAATTGTTTGTTCCTAGTTCTTCTTTTGTTATAGTATATTTTTTATCAGCAGCTGTTCTGTCTGCATATACTCCAGTCCATACATATAGCTCTAGCTTTGCATAAGATAAACTAGCATTAGATATTTTCTTATAGAAAGGACTTCGTGTGTTAATTACTGTTGACATTTATTTTATTTTACTTGTTTCTTTATTGCTTCGTTTAAATCTAATTCATAGGCTTTAATTATATCTACCTCCATTTCTTGAGATAAAGAATTATATACTGTATCTATTATATTACTTCCTTTAAAGCCATATTTTTTAAGCATACCATGAACACCTATAGACCTTGCTATAGCAAAAGCCATTCTTTTCATGTTGCTATCACTAGCTGTACCTTTTTCTGGAGTAATTCCTTTTTGTTTAGCCCATTCTAATATTTTTGTACTTGAAGGTGTTACACCTATTCTCCTTCCCTCAGATATTTGTTCTATATATTTGTTAGCTACTAATGATATTTCAGAATAATTATCATTAAAATCTGGAATATAATTAACGCTTCTATACAAATTACCAGAAGCATAAGTATCGTCTTTTTTTATTTCAGATTTAAACTTCTGTTTGTACAGTCTACCATACTTTTTTAGTTCAGCTCTTAAGTTAGTTACTCGCATTAGCAGATACTTATATCATTAATCATACTTACTTGTATTTCTATACCCCATCCAGCTAATTCATTCTCATATCTATCTTGAAAAGGAGTAGCAGATGGTTCTCCTATAATCTGTATCTTACTATCAAACAAACTACCTCTTCTAACAGACTGTACAACATCATTCACTACTTGTAGTTGAGTATTGTAAACGTCTTGTAGGTTAGTATTGCCATAGAATATATCATCATCATACTTCTCTTTATTATAATCTACTATGTCTATACACATAAGAGCTATAGTAAAATTAATTACACTTCTCTCAAAGGTTACATTTGTTATTGTAAGGTGGCTTAGAGGGAATATTGTTGTCTTGTTTAAGTCAACTTCACTAATATCTCCAAAGGTTACTGTAAATACATTAGGATTATCTCTTAGCTTGTCTCTTACTTTGTCT